AAAGTGAATACGAACCAATAATTATGGCAGGTGTTGCAGCACAAATAATGGCAGGTAGAGATATACCAACAGCTACCACAGATTACATATCAGACCAATTAGCTACACAATCCTTTCCTGTAGAATCCGCAGCAAGAATAAGAAACTCTTTGTTGGCTTATCAAAGAGCTTTACTACAACAAGCTAGAAAAGATTTACGAGCTAGGTTCCCTGAACCAGTAACTATAAATAACTTGAGCTACGGATAATGCCTAGAATTGCATCAACAGTTAACATTTCTAACCCTAAAAGATTTGGGTATGATGTCAGAATAGATGATATATTATTACGTTCTGCGGTTGGTCCAGGTAGAGAAATGCAGATACAATCATCAGATGTACAAGAAGGACAGATAAATGTTAAACAAAATCCTGAAGATTTTACATCTAACTTAGGACGTAAGTTTTCTCGTAATAACTTCTCAGGTGGCCAAGGTTTAGATACAGCTCATAGAATAAATGGCAATCCTAAAGATGTAACTAGATTTTTTGATAGCAAAGGTGTAGATGTATTTCACGCAGATGATGAAACAGCTTACAGTGCTAAGTTACTACACACAACAACAACACAAAGTCAAAGTTTTAGTGCTGATAATAACTTCTTAGCACAACTTACAAACGGAGATGTATTCGTAACTGATGGTACAACTATACATCAATATGATTTATCAGCAGAATCTTGGTCTGAAATATCATCTAGTACAACAGGAGCTACACATAACTTTACAGGTTTAGTTGCAGTTGGAGATAGAATGTATGCTACAACTGCTAACGGTACTTCAGGTTCACAGTTAATAGAATTTACAGGTAGTTCCTGGGTAGTAAGAACTACAGACCAGGCCTCAAATGGTTTAACAGGTATACATTTTGCTAAGGGTCAGTTGTTTATATCAGGTGATGATGGAACTGTAGGTTACTTGTGGGGTATAAGTCCTATAGGACAAACCTGGGATTCTAGTGATTTAACAGAAGCTAGTGCAATAGTTACATTTGATAATAGTTTTAGTATAACATCTGTAATAGATGCAGGTTCAGTGGTTTTAGCTGCGTCAACAAGCGGGGATATATTTTCAATAAAAGATGTAGCAGGTACTATGACACTAAAAGGTCAAACCAATATACCTTTTGAAGAAGTACATTCATTAGCTGCATCTGAAGGTATTGTATTTTTTGGAACAAAAGAAAAAACAAAATCAGTTGGTAGATTTTATACAGCTCAACTAACTGTTGCTGATGACTTATACGTTGTAGCACAAAGACAATTAATAAAAGAATGGGATATAACAGGTGTAGATAGTACACCTAAATTTATGTTTGTATCAAGAGACAGTGTTTACTGTGGCGTAAAGGAAAGTGGTAGTGAAACATTTTTGTGGAGATATTACTTACCAACTGCAGGTTTTGCTAGAAACATAAAGATAGGTGCAGGTGGATTTGTTACTGGTATTACACAAGTAGAAGGTAAGTTTATGGTAGTTGTTGCAGCAAGTGATGTATATTTAGAAACATCTACATTTGAATCTGAAGGTTATATATTGTTATCTGCTGCAGATTTTTTTACTGCTGAAGCTAAACAATTTGTAGGTGCAGAGATGTCTACACAAACTCTAGCTTCAAATACCTCAACAGAATTATTTTTTTCTACAAAGTTTGAATCGTTAGACAATCCTGATGATTCGAGTTTTAAACAAGCTATAGAACAAACGACAGGTACAGGTGACGTTGAAAAACAGATAGCTGAAGTATCTAGGTTTATAGTAGGTAAAGTAGTTCTTAAAACTTCTGATGGAATAAATACACCTAAAGTAAAATCAGTACAGTTTCGTGCATTAGCAAGGCCTGAACTTGTAGTTGCACAAATACCTATAAATGTATCAGATAGAGTAGAAAGGCCTAATCGTAAACCTATAAAAGTAAAAGGTTTAGGTGAAGCAATATATTCTGAGTTACGTACAAAAGAAGGTGCATCTGTTACGTTAGAAATATTTGACCCTGCTGAAGTTATACGTGGTGTGGTAGAAAGAATAAGCTATCCAATAAATTCAAATGTTGAAAGAGGAAGTGTAACCCAGTATGCTATAATTACGGTGCGTGGTACTAGACAGCAAACTGTTACAGATGTAACTAGCACAGAAGTGTTTGGTATTCAACAATTAGGATTATTGAAATTTGGAGCATAGATGACATTACAGACAGCAACATACAGTAACTTTTTTGAAACAACATTAAATGGTATTGTTGCATCAGGTGCTACTAACTGTACATTAACAGCAGCACCTACAACAAATGGAACTACTCCAATAGCTGCACCGTATTATTTAGTAATAGACCCTGACAATGCTTCTAACAGAGAAGTTGTATTAGTAACTGCATCCTCAGGTACAACAGTATCAGCTATGACAAGAGATGTAGAAACACGATATACTACTGACCCTACACACGTAGATGGTACAACCGTACGTATGGCCGTTGTAGGTGAAATGTTTGAAGATTTACACGACAGAGTAAATGATATAGCACTTACGGGAGATATAACAGGAACTATAAGTAGTTCAACGCAAGATATAGCTACAAGTTTTGGTAGTGGTGTTATTGTTAATGCAGATGTAAATGCTAGTGCTGCAATAGATGCAACTAAAATTCACAATGGAACTGTATCTAATACAGAGTTTGGTTTTTTAGATGGTGTATCTTCTGCAATACAAACACAGATAGACAATATATCAGCAGGTGCAGTTACACTTACAGTACCTATAACAGTTAAAGTAGCTGATGATGGCTCAGGTTCACAAAATGTATTTTACTTTTTATCAGGAACAGATACAGGAGCAGGAACTAGGTCAACTAATTTTATTTTTAAGATAGGTTTTAAATATAAGTTTGATACATCAGACAGTTCATTATCAGGACATAACTTAAAATTTTCATTAACACAAGACGGTTCGCATAACAGTGGTTCAGAGTTTACAACTAACGTAACAACTGCAGGAACACCAGGTAATGCAGGTTCATCTACAACAATAGAGATTACACCTGAAACTTTAGGTATTGCAGGAGCTACATCAACACTTTATTATTACTGTTCTAACCATAGCGGTATGGGTGGTGAAGGTGCTATAAACTTATACTCATCAGGTGGTGGTGATGGAGACATTCACGGTTTCTTATTGATGGGAGCATAATATGGGTATGTTAATGATGCTCAAAGAAGGTGGAAGTTTAGTAATAGATACTATTGGTAACTTACCTATAGACGAGGATATAGATTTACTGCCTGAAGCAACTGTATCATTAAATGTAGATTTACAATTAATGTTATGGTCTGACACAGGTTTCGCATTACAGTACCTAGATGTGGATGAAATGTTATTATTAGGTGCAGACTAAAAATATATGATAATATAGGAGAATAATGGCAAACGAATATAAAGTACTAGGACAGGTAGGAGATGCGTCATCTAATGACCAACCTCTTTATACTGTACCTGCAAGCACAAGTGCAATTGTATCAAGCATTGTCGTATGTAATAGAGAAAATGCAGCAAATACTTTTAATATTAACGTAAAAGTTGGTGGCGGTACAGTTGCTAATGAAGACCGTTTAGCTTTTGAAACATCAATAGCTGCTAACGATACTGTTACATTAACACTTGGTATAACTTTAGCTGCAACTGACGTAATTTCTGTCGGTGCTTCTGACGCAAACGTTACATTTAGTGCATTCGGTACACAGATTACATAATTAAATAGGAGTTAATAATGGGTTTTAAAAGACTTGCATTAAATGATGGTACTTCTGCACATATAAGCAGAGGTGAAGACCTCAATGCAAAAGCTATGACACTTGTTCAAACAAACAATAGTAATGGCTCATTTGCACCTGAAAGCAATAACACCAAATATCAAGTGTTTGCCGTTGGTGGTGGTGCAGGTGGCGGAGGTTGGCGTGCAGGTGGAGGGGGTGCAGCAGGGGCTGTATTCTTTGAAGGCGTACAATTTAGTGGTACTTCTAACATATCTATAGGTAGTAGAGGTAGTGGTGCTAACAAAGGTCAATTTTTAAATGGTGGTAATGGTGGTACTACAAGTATGAATGCTGCAACTTTTAAAGCTCAATCAAATAATAAAAATACTCTATCTAATATTTCTGTTGCAGGTGGTGGTCGTGGTGCAGGACAGGGCCAAGCAGGTGGTTCAGGTGGTTGCGGAGGTGGCTCAGGAGCAGATAACAATACTGCACCAACAGGTAACATAGGTGGAAATGGTGGACCTAAAACTAACAACAACAGCTATATGGGTGGCGGTGGTGGAGGTATGGGTTCTGACTTAACTGGTGATAATGGTGCTCAAGGCGGTGGAGATGGATTTGCTTTTCTAGGAGAAAACTACTGTGCAGGTGGTGGTCAACAAGGTTTTTATGGTTCAGGTGGAGGAGGAAATGTAGGCAACACAAACGTTGGAGGCAATGGTGGAAATACACCTAACAATGGTGGCGGCTACGGTTCAGGTGGAGGTAGTAGAAAGAATGACAGTAACAGTAACTCAGGTGGTCACGGTTCAGCAGGTCGTATGCAAATATTAAAGTACGACCAACCAACACTTGCAGGTAACGTAACTAATATAAAGAAAGTAAAAAAACTTTAATGATTGTACACATAGGGTCTGATAACATTGTAAAAAATATTCTTGTCGGAGATACAATAGACGATTTCTTATCTGTAGAAAATCCTGGTGATACATTTTCATTGGCACCAAGCAGCAATGTAGTAGTTATAGGAGACATATGGTTTGAAGATAAAAAACTTACTAAACCTGCCAATGGACCATATCCTAGTTGGAGTTGGAATGAAGAAGAATGGGAATGGAAACCACCTATAGATTACCCAACAGATGAAATATTAGAAAATCAATGGTGGGATTGGGACGAAGAAAACACACAGTGGGTTTTAATAACTGAAGAATAAAATCTAAAGGTGGAATATGTTATTTAATAGATACAAAAAATCTAAAGTAGTTTATTCATTAGACAGAGGTTATAGTTATCCAACAAGTATATTTAGTGAACCATATCTATATAACAAAAATACGTATGGTTGTCCTGCTGTCAAGATAGCTAACAATAGATTATACGCAGTCAATGCTCCTTTAGATGTAAAGTGGATATACAATCCTATATCAGGCCTTATGGAAACAGAATTTATAGGTAGCAATACTGCAGGTCAATTAGGTCAAGATATATTTAATTTTATAAATGTAACAAAACAAGAAGTATATGGTGTTCTTACACTTCAATGTATAGTACCCTATATACTTTTTACAGATACTAAAGATATTGAAATATCATTACTACCTGGAACAGATTTAAAAATGGATAACTGTACATTTGTACCAGGTTCGTTCAATATTTACAGTTGGAACAGAATGTTAAATTTTGCAGTAGAAGTAACAGATAAAAAGAAACAAGCTAGCTTTGAATGGAGTGTTGATAAACCTTTTATGCTTTTATATTTTAATAAATCAGTAACTTTAGATTATAAACTTATGACTGATGAAATGTGGGCTATGTGTAAAGAGGTAAAAAATATTACTAAAGTAAGAAACAATACTACTAAAATATATAATACCGTGTTGAAAAGAAGGCCAAAAAAATTATTATGAAACTAGAAGTTATTCCTATATACCAAGATTTAAACTGGATAGTAGATTCACACCCTATTGTTGCTGCAAAAAAAGCACCACCTGCTTGGTGGAAAACAATTAAACGTGATAGTAATTATGAAAGTTTAGCAAATTCAGGAAACATTAAAACTTGCCCTGCTATTAGAGACGTAATCAATTATGGATATATAATGCCTTCGTGGTCTTGGATAGAGTTTACTAGAACAGAAGATGATGTATATTGGCAAATAGGACAGGGACCATTACCCAAAGCAATAGATGGTCACTCTCAATATCAAATAGAAGGCTCACCTGTTACACCATTAGTTGGTGGAGGTGCATTTAAACTTGTATCACCTTGGCAGTTTAAAACACCACCTGGTTGGGGTTTAATATTTAACGACCCCTTTTGGCACTACGAAGATAGGCCTATTAAGTTTTTATCAGGCCTTGTTAGAACTGATGCGTATGGTCAAGTAAACTTTCCGTTTGAAATAAATAGACCAATGGAAGTAGGAGAAGTATTGCAAGTAACAGAAGGTACTCCTCTCATACACATATCAGTTGTTCCAATAGATGATACATTTGAACTAGATGTAGTAAAAGCTACAGAACAAACTGACCAAGTATTTAGAGATGAAGCAGCATCAGTAATAGCTACTAGTAGAATGTATTATGACAAAGCAGTTAAAGAGTTTGACAATGATAGAAGCACTGGACGAATGGATAATAAATAGTGAGTTTGTTAAGAATCCTCCTGATTATGATTTGCTTCCTGACCCTTACACAATAACTTACATAGACGGTGATACGTTATCTCAAGCAATAGAGTTAGCTAAAGTAGATGACAGCATTACATTAGACAGCACACATCAGGATTATATAGAATTACTTATAAACCTATTGGAGAGTATGATATAATCCGATTTATGGATTTACTCATATACTTAATACTCATTGTTTTAGTTATAGAAAACTATGGTAATCTATATAAATTTTTAACAGGTAAGTCGCAGAAAGCACCTTATCACTACAAGACTGATAAGTGGAATTGGCAAGATGATTGGGATAGAGATGACATCTTCTAACGGCAACGGCTTTACACAGAAAGAAATGTTAAATCTTATATTGGAGGGACAACAAGATATAAATAAACGTATAGATGAGTTACACGAAAAAGTAAATCAAAAAATATCAAGGCAAGAGTTATCGGGTTGGTTGGTTGCAATCTCGGCACTGGTGGTGTTAATCAATAACATAATGTGAAAAAGTTATTAGCTGTTGTAGCTGCAGTATTTCTAATAGCTACTCCTGTATATGCATATCACACTGAAACACAGACACCTTATGATATAACTAATACATTAAACAATGACGGTAGCATTACAGTAAGTTGGCAAGAGAGTGACGGCTTTGAAGATAATCCACCTGAATACTACATAGTTTATATTGGACTTACTGAAACTGCTGATGATATATCAGAACAAACAGACTTTGGTTTTACAGAAGCACTGTCTTGGCAGAGTTATACATTTACAGCAGAGTATCTATATAATAATTTGTCTGTAGATAATCAAAAGATATATGCAAAAGTAAAAGCATTTCACGATACTAATGGTACAACTAGCGACTTTACGCCAGTAGAAAGTGTATTATATGATTATGTTTATATACCTACTACAACGACATCTAGTTCGACAACAACTACTACCACAACAACAACGACAACATTACCTAAAGCGGAAGATGTTGTCGAAGATGGTATTACTACGTACTTGGCTTGGGACGAAAATGGATGTGAACACCCAGGTAACCCTTTATCGTATAAACAATATTTGGAAGCCGTAGAAAGTGGAGATTGGTATGGTTATCAGCCTGGTGATTGCACCGATATACCTGATGATGTTATTATTATTATCGAGGAAGAAGAAATAGATGAGTTGGACGAAGAGATACTTCGAGATGACGACCTCGGAGAAGAAACAGTTGAAGAAGAATTTGAAGACACGGATAGTGAAGAAGAAGAAATAATTTTACTTGAAGAAGAAATTGAACTTACAGATGAAGAAGTTGAACTTACAGATGAAGAAGTTGGACTTACAGTTGAAGAAATTGAAGAGCTAGAAGAGTTTATTGAGGACCTTGAAGAACTAATAATAGAAGAAATTATAGAGTTAGATATACCTGACGATATAATAATTATAGAAATAGAAGAGGAAGAAATTGAAGAAGAAATTATTATTGATGAGACCGAAGTTTTACCTGAGACTGATGAGGGAACAGAGGAAGTTTTGGATGAGTCAGTACAGGAAGATGTTGAAGAAGAACCTGTAGAACTTACTGAAGAAGAAATAGCTGTTGAGGTAGCTGAAGTACAAGAGGTTATTGAAACCATAATTGTAGAAGAAGCTACTACAGAAGAAGTTATTGAAGTACTTGAAGAAGTAAATGATGTAGGTGTACAAAACTTAGAAGAAGTATCTGAAGAAGTACAAGAAGTTGTACAGGAAATAGTAGAGGAAGCTATAGATAATGTTGAAGAACTTACAGAAGAACAAGTTGAAGTTGTTGCTGAAGTATTACAAGTTGAAACTGAAGATGTTGAAATCATTGCAGAGGCTGTTAAGTCAGACGAAGCCGTAGCTGAAGCCGTAGAAGAATATGTAGAGCGTGCTGTAGAGAATGCAGACGTAGAAGATTACACACTAGCTGACGTAGTTACTGAAGTTCAGTTTGAAAATTTTATAGAGAATCCAATAGAAACACTGGTGGACATAGACTTAAAGGAAATAAACCTTTCTAATTTGTCAGACGATATGACATCTGACCAAAAAGAAAAAGCACAAGAAGTTGTCGTGCCAGTTATCCTAACTAGAATAGCTAGTATGGCAGCATTTATATTTAGGAGAAGTTAATGATTAAGAAATTATGGTCTTGGATTGTTGCTGCAATAAAAGAAACTTTAAATCTTTCGTGGACCCTGGTGGGGCTAGTGATTGCGACACTTACTTTGACAGGTTCTGCACAGCAAATTACAGGATTAGCTACTATAATTACATTAGCCGTATGGTTGTTAACCATAGGCTTTAGAAAATAAAGGAGTTATATGTGTATGGTAACCACTAAAGAAGATGGTTCGTTTATACAAATATGTAACTGTAAGAATGGAGGACTAGGTGAAACTAACTGTAGTTAGAACACAATTCGGAACAGACGCTACTAATGGAATACTATTAGTTGATGGTCAATTTGAATGTTATACATTAGAAGACCAGTATCAGGCCGTAAAGGTTATGCACGAAACTTGCATACCTGAAGGCACATACAACATTAAGTTTAGAACTGTTGGTGGTTTTCATACTAAATATAAAGAAAGATATGGTGCTGCACATTATGGTATGTTGCACTTACAAGATGTACCTAACTTTACTTACATACTGATACACGCAGGAAACACGGATGAGCATACCTCGGGTTGTCTTATTGTCGGAGAAAGTCAACAAGACTTAGATATAAGTGATGATGGGTTTATAGGACATAGTGGCAAGGCGTATCAAAAACTATACAATAAAGTTGCTAAAGAAATGTTACTTGGTTTGAGTGTATCTATTGAGTACACAACCATAACTAAACTATTAGAAAAGCCATTATCAAATGCGTCTACAGAAGATGTAGTACTAGCAAGAACTGTAATGGAAAAGTTAGAAGAAGTAAATGGTAATGTCTTACAAGGCAATGCTATGTTGAAAGGAAGGTTAATTAGATAATGTTTGAGAAATCAAAAAGAGCAAGAAACCAAGACGGCACGTTCAAGAAGGATGTGAGGTGGACACCTTGGTCCGAATCGTGGGAGTATAAAATGAGTGATGACTTAAAAGATATGCTTGAGCGTGTAGTATGGACATTCATTGAGGCCTTCATTGGTGCTTTAACAATAGCACCACTTGTAGGTGTCGAAGCTGAAACAGTCCAGTTAGCTGCCCTCTCAGGAGGTGCTGCTGCACTCGCTGTCGTGAAAACATTTGCCGCTAAAAAAATTGGTAAAAGTTCTCAACCAGTAAGCAAGTAATTAAATAGCAAAGCCGAGGGTGTTATCCTTTCTACCTCGGCTCTTGCTTAGTCACATTTATGAAAGTCTATAATTTCTTCTAAACATTCTTGACAAAAGTATTCCATTCCTGGTACTGGATGTGACATTATTCCTCCTTTAAATTGCCCAATCTTTAACATATGATTTATGTTTTCTTTTTGACAAACCACACTCACAATTTTCAGAATATATTATATTGTTCTCTGCTTTTAGAAAAGCAATAATTTTTCTTAAATCATAAATTTTAGTTGTATGTTTACAAACTTCTATATCTGTATCTAAAAGTTGTTTGACATATTCAGTTCTACTCATTCTTCCTCTAGTTTTTTTACATTAGTCATTTGTTCATTGTAATCGTGTACAAACTTTTCTACTAGAACATCTAAGACTTTTGTATCAGTTTTTTTTAGTATTGGTGAAGTAGTCATTTGTAAACCACCACACGCATTACTTACTTTTATTGCCCATTCTTTTAATAGTTTAGGGTCAGAAAAGATATTAGAAAGGAGCGTCATCAGGCCCTATCTCATCTAATGATTTAGGTTTTGGTAATGTCATACCATTCGATACTGAAGCGAAATCTTTCCAACTTTTAGGTGTAGTTTTATTATCCATCCACCAAGACTTAGCAAACACTTTACCATCTACAGTATCTCCTGCAGTGCAGTTACCCATTAAAGTACATCTGAAGTCAGGACTTCTTTTTGTTGTTTTTTCTGCATCAGTATAATATTTAACAGAGCCACCACATGGACACAAAAGGCCTGTATCATCTATAGCTAACTCACCACTAGGGTGTTTATCACCTTTCTGTTCTCCGTATCCTGCGTCTGATATTGCTTTAACAGGGCTACTTTCAACAGGTTTAGATACTGGTACAGATTTCTTAGGGGCTGGTTCTGAGGTTTCATTGCCTACCTTGCTCATCTCTTCCCTACTCGGGCGTTTCTTATCTTTACCTTGATACTTCCAATTAGCTAATGCTCTACCTATGGCAGATGTCTCACAGTTTTCAGCCCAAGCATCTTTGTTAACAGGTCCACCCTGACCTTTAGTTTCTTGTGCTATACCTGTAGAGATTGGTAGTACTTCTTTTACATCAGTAAATATTTCTGCTTTGATTGTTACAGAAGTACCATCATCAGTAATGTGTACTACGTTTGTTTCTATTCTTCCTTGTGGATAATCTGCCCAAAATAACTTAAGCCTATCTTCCACCATTTCATATTCGTTTAGATTGAATCTTCCCATAATTCCTCCTTATCTTTTACTACTACATCAACTGTCTTTTGATTTTGTTCTTCCCCGTATAGTTTACATAGAACGTTTAAACATACTAGTACTGCATTATTTATACGCAAGTGTTGTCCGCAATAATAACACATAACTACTCCTCCAAGTTTACCAAATATTCTGCTGTTACACCTTTGTTAGGTTTGACAAATAAACAAAACTGTGAAGGCCTACCCATACTAGCTAACTGTTCTTGTGCAAATGTATTATAACTTTCTGTGCTGCCGTTTACCCACACACGTGTATCATTAATATACATTGTTGTTGGTGTGTGATAGTGACCACATACTGCGTGTGTAAAGTTTTCCATTAATCCATTTGCTGCTAAAGATTTCCAACCTAGTATTTTTTTGTTGTATCCATACCAAGGAATACCTGCGTGACCTCTGATTTGGTCACCGTGAAAGCACATAAACTTTGCTTTAACACCTAGATTTGCAACAAGATACCAGTTACGTTCATTACCTCCATCAGGAACTATGAATTTTATACGTGGTTCATTAGCAAACATTGTCTCTAATATTTTTCCTAGCATACGGTCAGCGTTAGTTTCAGGGTTGTAGTCCCTACGTGAACGACCACCTAATGCACCGTGATTACCAATCACCCAGTAAACTTCTACTTCTTCAAACTCGTGTAGCAGTATTGAGAAAAATTTATGGAGGATACGTGGACCATCTACAGTAACTTGCCTGTATAAACTTGCATCAATCAAGTGAGACTGCCCAGGAAAAATCAATTCACCTTCCACTATGTCACCTAGGCATAGCACTGCAGCTTTACGTACAGGGTGATGAGCTCTTTGAAGACGGGCTAGGTCTGAGATTTTATTTGCGTATCTTACAACTCTTTCTTCTGCTTCTTTCGTGGAATACGTAGGTGTAGTCTTAGCTAATTGTATGTCTGATAGAAGTGGCACACATAGTTCTTCTCCTGCTGTTTTCTTTGTCTTAGGTGGAGGTTTTACTGGAGGTAAGTCTAAAGATAATATACCATCTTTGACTGCAGTATATACTGCGTCAATCAAGTCAGCTTTTCTGTCTTTGAGTTTGTCAATCTTTTTAAGTAATCTTTCATTGGTTTCTTTAAGCTCAGCATACTTGCTGTCAGTAACTTCCGCGAGAAGTTCTGCTATCTCTTCTTTATTTCTCTTAACCAATTTCTCACACTCGTTGGGGTAATATTAATTTTAAATTGTTCATCTAAGATATCTGTGATTGTAACTGCATTAACTTGCTTACCTTGTTCTACTAACCCTGCAACACCATCTAAAAATTCTTGCACTTCTGATGATACATTTTCGTACCACTTTCCCGAATTAGAAACGACACTGTTGAGAAGTTCGTTTATATTTTTACTCATATCTATAATATTAACAGAAGTTTGCGAAAATGTGCAGAAAATTAAGAAAGTATACGCACGCGTAAGGAAGGCAAAATTTTTTTCGTGTAATACACACGCGTATAAAGAGCAAAAAAAAACGGGACACGAGCACTTGCGTGTCCGTATCCCGTTCAATGTGTTAAGCACAAAGTGAGTAAAAGCCTAACACATATAATTATAATATATTAAGCTACTCACTGTTAAGCGTTTCTGTACTTAACCACCCATTCTTTTGCTTTATCTATATTTGGAATAGGTATGATATTCTTAGTTGCAATCATTTGCATACATTCAGTAATTAGTTCTGCTGAACAGCTAACCTCACCATACTTTAGATTAGCGTAATCAATACCTGTAAATTGTAAATCGCTTACAAGTATTCTTGGCTCGGCTTGTTTCGATAACCACTCAATAGCAGGACCATCAATAAGATTGTGCAACCCGTGGTCAGGTATGTACTTAACGTATCTACCATTCTTACCAACAATACGAAGGGTTCCTTTAACCTTATGTGGTTCTTTGGCATCAGCATCACTATCACCTGAGTATATTGCTACTGTACTAGCAGGTAATGTTTCAATGATTTCTTGTACATCTTCTTCGGTAAATGACATAGAGCCACTCACATCTATAAGAACTGTACCTGATTTTCTTTTACTCTTAGAAGTAAATACTTTCTTATCAGTCAAGTCTCTATGCATAGCTCTAGGTGCAACACCCATATCACTGTACTTCTTTGACTTACCCAATAGTTTGTTAGGTAAAGACTTCTCTAGCAATGGATAAGATATCTCCATCTTTGCCCATCTAACATCTGTGCCATCTCTTCTCATTGCATTGTTTATTGCACTTTCGAGATTGGTATTGTTCTCGTCTGAAAAGTCTTTCATTCCCATCAAATCAATTTCTATATCTCCTATTCCTTCCATAGCTTCACTAGGCATAGAATGATATAGTAAATTGTTATCTTCACACATGTCGTGTAAGTACTGAGCAACTTCTTTCAACCTTGCTGTAGGGAATTTCTTTGCATCTTTACGAACACTCATTGTCATTTCAACTGCAGTAGCTACAATCCTGCATAGCTCTTTACCACGTGACTTCATCTCACCTTTATCTAAATTAGAAAAGGTACTAGATTCTACATTGTAAGACAATAGATAAGGTATGTTAGTTTTGTATCGTGATTCGTGTAATGCCAACCACGGGTCATTAATCATTGCTTTGACTATGAACTTCAGTGTTACATTATTCTTTACCATTTCAGCAATGCCTTCTGCTTTGCCATCATTGTTCATCCAAGCAGTATAAAATTGCATACTTCTTGGAATGTCGAATTTTGGAAATGCTTTCTTCTGAGTATACCAATACACAGATAACATCATTGCCATATCTATATAGTATGGTTGAAGATGTTTTACTCCTACCATCTTCGGTGCTTTGCCATACTTAGCGTCAGCTAAAGCTAGTATCTTCATTACTTTGTTGAACGTTTGCTTTGTATTAGCATTAACCAAATCCAACGGCAGCAATATATCTTTGTTACCATGGTCTACTTGGTATTCATTAGCACCAGTTTTAATTAACCACTCATTGTCTTGTAACGCGAGATTGAGTAAGCCATTAGACTTACTCTTTCTCTCAACTGATTTGCTTCTAAACATCTTGTAGCTCTATAGCATCAATAACGTCATTAGCATAATCTTTACCAAAACACACAGTTGCAGAGCTTTTGATATCTACACCTGCACCTACCAACTTAGAAAATTCTTTCCAAGCACGGATAGACATAGGTATGTCATCTTCATCTCGCTGTGTGTATACTGACCTGTAGTTTTCAGGTAGTGAAGCAATCGCATCAGGGTGTACAGTGTTAATATCAATCTTAACTCCGAACCTGTCTGCCAATGCCTCAGGTAGCATATCAGGCGTTCCATTCATAGTTGCAATAACAGTAAAACCTTTAGCAGGCATTACAGTTTCTTTCTTGCTGTTAGGTAATGTATACCTAGCAATGTCTGCATCATCAAGGATTGCGTGAAGTACTGATGTAACATCAGGACCTGCGTGGTCAATCTCGTTGATGATTAGTCTTGTACCTTCTCGCCATGCACGTATAGCTAAGCCGTCATTCCAATCATAGGTACCTGCCTCGTTTGGAATATAATGACCGACCATCTCTGCTGCAGTACTATCTATAGTCAATGTAGTACTGTATACATTCTTGCCTTCAGGCACGTTTACTTTTGTTGCTTGATAAGTTTTACCTGTACCAGGTTTACCATAAAGTAAAATCCTGTCAGATGTACCTATCACTTTGTTAAATAGTTCCCAACTATTCATAATTATCTTCTCACTTTCTATTTATTACTCTTCTTCTTGCTGACTTTTCGCATAGTCATTGAAGAACTCTTTCTCTGAATTTGATAGGAAATTTTCTATATCTTCTATAGTTGCATCACTATCATTCTTGAACTTAGCCTCAGCCGCGTCAAGTATTTGTCTCTCGTATGAGCTACCTTCTGGAACATCAATCCAAGCGTATGGACGAACAGTAGGTATGTTCTCCCAAGTCTCACCTGCAATATCAATCAGAACTTGTTCCCACTTGACTTCTTTGAAATCAATAGGTTGGTTTATGCTAGTTACTGGTACAGTAGGTACATTGAACATAGCTCTCACGTGTGGCATTGTTAGTTTTCCTTGCTTGTGGTAATGCGGCATAGCCATTACACAAGTGACAGGATAGTTATCAATAGCCACTCTGTCTGTTATTTCAGAAGCATCTTTAACACCTGCAGCAGCATCAAAGAAACCTCTACGGAGATTACGATTGTAACCTTTCTTTATACTTTCTTCATTCAATGTCTGTAGTACATTGGTTGTTAGTACAAGATAGTTGTATTCGTGAGTCTCCACTCTGTAATTATGTTGCATATTTTTCCTCCATTTCACAACATTCTAAAGTACATTCACTTTCCATTGTTTTTGGTGTGATATACTTTTCGTTTGTCTTATAGCAAGTTTCACACATTGCTAAGTTATCTACTACTGGTATATGTATTTCAACATTCATCTGAACGTTACACAAATCACATACCCATAAGTCATCAGGCAATCCATTATCTACTAATGTATCAATAAAGAAAAATCCATTTTGTTCATGAACTTTCTTATTCTTTTCATACATGGCCTCAGCAAATAACCTTTGCTTTTTTCTGTGGGCAATCGGATTGATTATCCACTGTATTTTTTCTATCATATATTCCTCCTCTATATAGATAGCTTGTAACACACAGGTATGTTAGCAATAAACAAACTACACGAATGTGGTTTAGATATTTCCTATGTGCTACAAGCTACCTACTTCACAGTTTACTTGTAGTTTATGTGTACACACTCCTGTACTTCATAGATAGCTCGTACTACACGAAACACATTATGTATGCACGTATCAACAGAAAGGGCTGCGTCCCATGTAGTACGAGCTACCTACTTTCAGTAGTAGGGCAACAGAGATAGAATACCTACCCCTACTTGTAAGTAGCTCAGTTATGCGTTTCCGTTATGTGTAGAAACTCATTCTTCTTCGTCTAATTTTATATTGACAAGAAACCCTGTAACCTTGTTACCTTGTCTTATTGATTGTACTTTGAAAGTCTTCATCTTTCTTTTAGCAAAGTAACCTTTACAAAAAGATTTCAAAGCATTGTCTTCTTTCTTCACCATGAGTAATTCTTCATGTGAGTACTCAAAGAACCTAATATATTTATTTGGATTTTCTAACGCTAGTTGCAGTGCTTCTTGAAACACATCATCATTAAATCTACTTCTAGTTTGTCCCACAAATACTGTAGTCTTGTAGTTTTCTTTGATGTCTTCTAATGATAGAACTGTAGCTTTATCTACTTCATTAATCATTCTTCCTCTGCTTTCTTACTTTTACTCTTAGATGTAAAGTTTACTAGATACTGTTCTATATCCTTCACACCATCTTTTGCTTTATCACCGAGTGTCTCGGCTGTAACGTTCATATTCTTAACAAGATTAGGATTACCCATTATGATTAGTTCAGGCTCTTGCCAAAACAATAAGTTATCCATGTCTCTAAAGTTACTAACAATTTTACCTAGCACATCAACAGCAAACCCTGCAGGTATCATTACCTCGTGCCATTTGTTTTTTACTTTATCTTTTATCTCTTCGATATCATCTTCATCTGTGATAATACCCTCTGACCTGAGTATGTCTAATGCTCTCTCATCTGTAAGTACTTGACCTGACTGTTCAAACCATTCGTGAAAAGTCTGCAAAACTTTTACACACATATTATACGCATAGTTCTGTACCATATCTCCGAGCATTAATCCCATAGCCTCAGGATAAGAACCTGCTTGAAAGGTAAAGTCTCTTACCTCAATGTCCTCTGCATCTTTGACTGCATTAGGGTCAATCATGTTATTAGTATGTACGAATTGTCGTACATTGTATTCTCTTTTAGCAACAGTATCTTTTACTGTCTTGTTGTCGTCAAACGAATCAAATGCTTTTGGCATAAGTTTCTCCTCTCATCTTTGTATTTAGTTTCTTTACTGTTTCGTAACCACAAGTGTAACACTTCACTATATAGTGAACTGAAGACTTGACATTACTATGTATAGCTAACTTACTATACTCTGCCTGTCGGCAGTTATCACAAATCATTATCCTCCCTTTCATCTTTCGTACAATGATAATCTATTTGTATTGTCCTCTTGTTCTGAGGTTTCTTGCGTTTGAACTTACTCTTCTTCATCCACATCTCTAGCCTCATACTTATCTTTAATCTCTTTAGCTTGTTCATCAGCAATTCTAACAGTAGTTATAAAGACTTCTTGCTGTTCAGGTGTCATCAACCCGAAAGCTAATTCTATATCAGCACGTTGCTTTTTTATAATCATCATAAGATGTTTTACATTCTTCACATGGTGCTCTACTGTTTCTTGTAGTTCTTCAAGAGGAGTACTCATTCTTCCTCCCCTATGATTTCGTTTAGTCTTTGATATATAGCTCTCAACAATAATCTATTTTCAGTTCCTCTACCCATGACTGCATCAGCTTGAGTAGTATCAGCTCCAATAGTCTTAGCCATCTTTCTATATGTTTCGTTAGCCTCGTTCATCTCAAGAATTTTTCCATCAATAAATTCCTCAGGTGTGAACGTTGTATAATTAATACCTGGCATTATTTCTCCTCCTCCCAGTTAGTGCAATCACAACCTAGTTGATGATTACCACATTTTGTATAATCTTCTTCTTCCATTATTCTTCCTCCTCAAGAACGCCTATGAACTTAAGGCATCTTACACAGATACCACCATCTCTACGTACTCTATTCTTTCTACATAAAGTACAACGTATGGGGTATGCTTTGTCTTCCCTGAGTATCTTATCTTTCTCAGCAAGTCTCTCGCGTTCGTATCTATCAATGTTGTATTTGAATATACCGTCGTGATTGACTTGGTATTCTTGTCTGCATTTGTAACAGAACTTGTTAGCCTTAGGTATCTTCTTGTCACAGATAGTACATCTGTACTTGAAGTCTAAGTTCTTTGGCAAACTCTCTGAAGGAACGTGGATATTGTCCCAACGAAAAGTTGGTATATTTGATTTACTCATAGTATCCCTTTCTGACCGAGTTGGTCGGCTTTTGTTTTCAAGGTAGCAGCTCGGCATTATATATAGATTATTCAAATGCCTTGGGTTTTTTGACGCACGTCCTGGGTTATAACTCAACGTGCCTTGTTATAAATAGTTTATACAGATACGCACACGCTTTAAAAAAAAGGCCAAGTTGCTTTCTCTCTCTTATAGTTATATATACAAAAGTAAAGTGGAAAGAACAACAATCAATAATACCTACATAATAATACAGCTCTGAGGTTTCCTGCCGTAGACCTAACACAACAACAAAAAAAAATATATATAAATCTAATAGCATAAAAAAAGGTAGATGGCTTTTACACCACCTACCCTTAGTATTAGTTTTGGAACTCTACGAACTGTTCCCATGCTTTATCCTTTTTAGGATTACCAACCTTGATAGAAGTGTTAACTGCTTTCTTAGCTAACTCATTCTTAGAATATAGATTGATAGGACAAATGTAATCGAATACAGAACGTATAGCATCTGTACCAATGATATCAGTCATACCTTTCTTAAGGTCTCCTGCTTGAGTAAATATTTCTTTAGCGTCTCCACTAGCTACAATCTGGTGTACCTGATATGCACCTTGCCAAGAACGTATGAGATATTTACTCTCTTTACCATTGACTACGAGACGATACCTAACTTTAGGTTTACCATCTGTACCCAATACAGCGTTGTCTATTCTACCGACTTGCACGGTTATATTCTTTTTTCCTAGTTTACCTTGTGTTACACCACCTAGGAAACGTGTGATGTCTGAATTAAGTTTAGCCTTAGCCATTGTCTTAACCCTTTCTGTAACGGTTGTCTACTGATAACAACCTCTGACACACTTGCTCAGAGTGTTGTTATGTTGGTGAGAGTTGTTGAGGATGGTAGTTGTTCCAGTAAAATTATTACCTGGAGCGAAACCCCGCAGCAGATTTCGGAACGGAAGATGGTGCTAGGCTTGTCCTAGCACGGGTTGAGTATAAGGAGATGCGTGATACGTATGAGTGAGCGTAGCGAACAGTAGTCGAGCGAGTTAGATTACATTGCGTAGCAAACGAGTCGGCTAGACGAGTTCTTGACGAGTGAGCACGCACGACTGGAGAAGAATAATTTTGCTATTGTTCTGTTGTGTAATGGTCTTTACGAAGCTAGCGAGCGAGGCGAGCGTACGAGTAAAGGCTAGTGCGAATTTGCGTCAGACAATGAGCACTGAATGAAACAACGTAGAACAATGGGGACAACGGGGATAAAGACTAGAGTGAATAGTGAAGGAGATGGCTCGCCCGAAGGCGAGTGTCAACGAGCCGAGGATGTTACAAATGCGAGGCACGACTGAACGAATGTACATTGGTACTTACTGATATAGTGTGTGAAAGATAAAGAGTATACTATATATAGTGGTATAGGAAAAGAGTATAGGAGTATAGAGAGTGTCTGAGGTTTGAATCATAGGGAACTAACTTAAGTACATATACTAGACATATATAAACAAAGGGTACTATATGTAGTATGTTTTAATACAGGGTGGGATAAGTAATTGTATGCGAGCGTAAGCGAGTATTCATATAGGGTGGGGGACATATAGATGTATGTTAAATGTAAATTATGAACAGGTGGTTAACGCGTAACGGGGGATATTAATGTGGCGTGGGGTGGTTAGAGTATGTCATATCAAAAAAAATTACTGGTAACTAGCTTAATGTAGACGTGACACTTACCTGTACATTGACTGGGAAAGTGTTACAGGAGGATTGTAAAGTCCTGTATAAGTAAGTGTCTAGTGTATTATAGCATACGCGTAAGCAATTCTAGTAAAAAAGAAAATCTTTTTTATAGTACGTTTGGGGGGTGTTTTCGGGCAGGGGCGGACATTGAGCGTACGGTAAAAAAAATAATTCTTTCTTTTTCGTAAGTCCTCGGGTACTCGCCTTGTGGTAATCCCAGTCCTAGCTAGTGCTAGTAGCGAGCTTTCGTCCGTCCGATAGCCTCTTTACCTGTAACTTATTAGTTCAAAAAGAATGTTTGTTAAGATTAAGTTTATACTAACATACAATTAAGAATAAAGGAGGATATTATCTATGAATTTAACGAACAACTTTCAGTGGGAGAACAAGGGGAAAGGTTGGTCAAATTTTTCTACGAAAGCAAGCAAGAAGAAAATAAACAAATCTATATTGTTAGGGATGCACAGGATTGGGAACAGCAGCAAGGTGCAGACTTCTTTGTGGTCAACAACAGGTTGGGTACAAAATACTTTGAAGTAAAAACTGACACACAGGCCATAACTACAGGCAACGTAGCATTAGAGATACAGATAGTAGACAATGACGGATTTAAGTCTATAGGGTGTGCAATGAAAACATTTCCTGATTATTTATTTTATTGGATAAGGCCTGGAACAGAAATACTATATTGGAATCCTAAAAATCTTAATCCTTGGATTGTAGATTGGATTGCAGACGGCAAACACAAAATAATAAAAACAGAAAATAAAAATTTTTTTTCACGCTCCTTATTAGTTCCTATAACAGAGCTGCGAGCTACTGGAGAAGTACATACAATTAACGTATCTGAAGAGTTAGTAGATAAAGCTATTTATGCTTAATTATTTCTTTATGATTAGAGTCTGATATACAGGGTAGGCCATCACTATGGTGTTTATACATTTCGTTACAAGCCAAACACTTCTGATGTCTGTTGTATGATTTGTCTACGATTGCCATAAGGTGGTCAAGTTTTAATGCAATTTCTCTACCTTTTTTTTGGATGTCCTTGTTTGTAACCTTCGCCATAGTTAGACTATGTTATCATAATGATAAAAAGTTGCAACGTTTGTAACAAGCTACTTAAATTTAAACGTAAGTACAAATTTTGTAGTAACTTAGGTTGCACACAATATAATAAAAAATTAAGGAGATATGATGTACGGAAAAAAGATGAGACCGAAGAGGAAGAATAAAGCCCGTAAAAAGCGTAGAATGTACTAATATAAGTATATGAATATATTTAACTGTTGTGGAGCTTGCCCTGACGTTTGTAAGGGTGGGCCTAATGGCTCCTAAAAAGAAACCAAAAAGAAAACCTATAAACGCAAAGACTAAAGCTGCTTTGCAAAAAAAGGCAGCTAACTCTAAATATAGTTATGGACAATTAGCACAAGTATATAGACGAGGACAAGGTGCTTATTTATCTAGTGGTAGCAAATCTGCATCTATGCAGGCCTGGGCTATGGGTAGAGTAAATAGTTTTATTAAAGGTGGTCATTCACAAGATAACGATTTAAAGAAGAAGGGTGGTAAGAAAAAGCGTGCCTCCAAAAAGAAAAAAAAGTAGGCGTAAAGTTCCTTATGAAAAAGGCGTACCCTCTAAATACCTTAAGAATAAAAAAAATTCAAAGGCTTCTGTTGCTCGTGAAATTAAGGCGACTGCAAAGGCTTATAGAGAAGGTAGGTACATAGATTTGAAAAAAGTACAGAAATCAAGAGCTACTAAAAAAAGGAGGCGTAAATGAAAGTTAAGGGTGTAGATTTATCTGCTTTGACTAAACGTCAACAACAGACTATGAAAAAACATTCTAAACATCATAGTAAAAAACATATTCAGTATATGTATAATTCTATGAAACGTGGTGCAACTTTTACACAAGCACATAAACGTGCACAAAAAGCTGTTGGTAAATAATGGCACATGCAAATCGTAAAAAAGCTCTGTTAAAAAAACACGGCCTTAAAGGTGTTAACAAACCTAAACGTACACCTAAACATCCTAAGAAGTCGCACGTTGTTCTTGCACAAGAAGGCCATCAACTTAAGTTAATTAGATTTGGTCAACAAGGAGTTTCAGGTGCAGGTAAAAATCCTAAGTCTGCAAAAAATAAAGCTAGACGTAAATCTTTTAAAGCAAGGCACGCAAAGAATATTAAAAAGGGAAAGATGTCAGCAGCCTATTGGGCGAATAAAACCAAATGGTAAATGTAGTATGTGCAGTTCCCGATTGTGCAAATTTATTACCTAAAGGTCAAAGAAAATTTTGTTCAGACAAATGCAGACAATTAATTGATAAGAGGAAATGGCGTGCTAAGAAAAATGGAGAGGTCTATATTCTTCCTGAGAAAAAGACTAATGCTAACGCTAAGAAACCTAAAAAAGAAACTAAATCGGAAGATGGACGAGCTAGTGCTAGACGTGGCAATGTCTATGACAAATTCATACAAGATGGAATTATTTACGAAGTACTACAAGAAAGCATTACGAGAGATGAAGCAGCTAAGTTACTTAAAGTTAGTAAAGCACAAATTTCAAGATTTATGGCTGCGTATCAAGAAGATGTTGAGTTAGAAAAAGCACAACAAGATTGGGATGTACCTGATGCTGCTATTGAATCGTTAGAAAGTTTTACAGAATTTAGAAATAGATATTTTTTAACTGAGAAAGGTATACCGTTTGAGACAGCACCTTTTCATAGTAAATGGATACAAGCACTTAATAAAGCTATAGATGATGGTGGTCAACAGATGATACTGTCACCACCAAGACACGGTAAAACAGAATTGTTAATACATTTTGCTATATGGCGTATTATGAAAAATCCTAACATAAGAATTATGTGGGTAGGCGGTAACGAAGATATTGCAAAGAACTCTGTTTTATCTGTAATAGATACATTAGAAAGTAACGAAGCATTAAAAGAAGATTTTTGTGGACCAGGTGGTACATTTAAACCTAGAACAAGAACAGGTAAATCTTGGTCACAAAATGGATTTACTGTATCTACTAGAACAGTACACGGTATTAAGTCACCAACAATGATAGGTATAGGTAAAGGTGGCAAGATATTATCAAGAGACTGTGATTTAATTATTGCAGACGACATTGAAGACCATGCATCTACTGCACAACCTAGTGCTAGAAACAATACAAAAAACTGGTGGACTACAACATTAGCATCACGTAAAGAAGAACATACAGCAATAATTGTTATTGGGTCAAGACAGCATCCTGATGATTTATACAATTCATTATTAGATTCAGAAGCCTGGGAAACAATAGTAGAAGAAGCACACGATACTAGTTGTACAATACCCGAACTAGAAGAAGATGAACATATAGAGTGTATGTTGTGGTCAGGTTTTAGAACATACAAGTGGTTACAGTCAAGACGAAGAGATTCTATGACTACAGGTGGTTTACAAAGATTTGAGATGGTTTATCAAAATAGGCCTGGTGAAGGTGGTGCAACAATATTTAGTGTAGAAGCTATATCAGAGTGTATGGATACTAACAAAGTAGTAGGACAAATTCCAAAACATTCTTATTTAGTTGCAGGCCTAGACCCTGCAGCAACAGGATATCAAGCTGCATTTCTTTGGGCAATACTAGATGATGGTGAAGATGCTTTGTTACAAATGGTAGATATACAAAATAACAAAGGTGGTGGTATAGAAGAAGCATTACAGATTATTAAAGAATGGCATCAAGACTATAACTTATATCATTGGGTAATAGAAGAAAATAACTTTCAAAAAGCTATAAGACAAGACCCTCGTATAAAAGAATATGCAAATAGAAATGGAATAATACTAGAGGGACACGAAACATATAAAAATAAATGGGATAGTCATTTTGGTGTTACATCATTAGCACCTATGTTTCAAGACAAGTTAATTGTTTTACCGTATGGCAATACAGAATCACAAGTAAAATCAGAAATGTATAGAAAACAATTATCATATTTTTCAGCAAGAAGAAAAAACATTTATAAATCTGATATAGTTATGGCTAGTTGGTTTCCTATTAAAGTATTAAGGAAGTTGCAAAAAGCACATTTCTCTGATATGGGAATTGACTACACTCCTAGCTATGATGGGTTTGATATAGTAGAATGGAATGACGCTCCGTGGAGATAAATTGTTAGTTAAAGACATACTAGACAGAACAAAATATTTAAAAGCAATGCACGACCAAGCATTGCCTGATAGAGCTAGATTTCGTGCAATTATTAACGGAGGAGAACACGGCATAAAGGCTTTACTAGGTCAATCTTTATCTAGCACAGATGCAGATATGTTACCTGCTCCTAACTTATTACTATCAGCACTAGACAGACTTGCACAGAAAATAGGTAGAGTTCCTGCTTTAGATGTACATATCACAAACCCTAGAGATAGTGAAAGAAATAAAAAGAAAAAAGATAAGCTAGAACGTATTGTTACATCATACGACCAGT